TTGTTTCTGAAAATATTGGAGACTTATTGACGACACTAGAAAGTTTTTCTGAACATCTAGAAAGTGTTTACAAACGAGAAGCATATTACGGAGATCAGACATTGGAAAACTTGTTAGAACATTCAAAAAGTATTGCTGAAGAGATCCGGGCCTATAGAGATATTTATGATATCACACACGGCGAAGACGAAGAATTAAATGAGGTAGAAGAATATTATGGCGAGACGACGACGGAAGAGTAATCATTATTTCACAAAAGATCACGAAAATGCCATAATACAATATGCTTTAACGGATGATATAAAAGTTCGTACTAAATTATACATTGAATATATTGGCCCAGCTTTTGATGAGATGGTAGATAAAATAGTTTATACATATAAATTTACAAATCTTCCAAATATAGATGATTTAAGAGACGAGTGTAAAATTTGGCTAACTACAATATTGGATAAATATGATTCGACCAAGGGGTCGAAAGCTTTTTCATATTTTAGTGTGATCACAAAAAATTGGTTTATTCACAAAGTGAAAAAAAACACAAACCAAAGCAAGAGAGAAATTCAACTAGAGGACACCCACATTAATAATTATAGTAATTCAAAATTAGTTGCGTATAATGATTATTATGAAAAAAGAAGTGATCGAGAATTTTGGCAATTACTCTACTCCAAGATGGACTGTTGGGAGGAGGAGAATTTAAAAGCCAATGAAAGAAAAGTTTTAGAGGCAGTGAAAATACTCTTTGAAAACTCCGAAGATATTGAAATTTTCAATAAAAAAGCTATTTATTTATACCTTAGAGAAATAACGGGCTTAAACACTAAACAAGTTGTAAATAACTTAAATAAAATAAGAGTTCGATATCGGGAAATAAAAAAAGAATGGAACGAAAATTAAAAGATATTAATGAATATATCGAAAACGCAATTCAGAACATAAAAGACGATAGAGCCGTAACCAGCAATTTATTAACAGATGTAATTACAGAAATAAAAAATGCCCGGGCATCTTCTTATGATTCCCACAAAGAACTGGGGCAAATTGCAGCAAAATATGTTGAAACCCTGCAAAGATCTAATGAACAATTAGTCAAAATCGCCACACTTTTACAGAAAAAAGAAACACGCGAAAGTATTGCAGAGCTTTCCGGCGAAGACAAAGACGAACTTTTTGATTTAATTCAGGGGAACAAATAGATGGCTTTGTGGTATGGAGCGAGGTATCCGGAAGGAACCCGCGTATTCGACCCAGACACCAACGATCCTTTAATGGATGCCATGGAGACCTCTTTTAGGGAATTATACAAACCAGATGTTGATTTTTCTTCATTTGGCCCATTCGTTGCTGTCGTTGAAGATATAAGAAGGGGCCCGAATCCCGGCTCTTGGGAAAAAAATTGTGCCAAGGATCCAAACGCAATAACAACGCAATCTGAATACACTATACTTGCGCGTGTAAAGTTGTTTGATTTTTTACCTCAAATAAGAGAATATGGTGATGGCTATAAATTAGATAATGATCTTGTAAACATGAAGGGCAGTGCAAACATGAGGTTTGTGCCGGTTAATAATCCTACACCCCGCGAGCCTGAAATTGGAGAGAGAATTGAAGTAGATTGGGGCAAAAAAACTGGTATGCCGTTATTTGATTGGGATGCTCCCGTATATTTACGGCCCGTAAACGACGCGGATTCTGAATTGGAAGCCCTCCCAGAGCTACATGTAGCAAAAAAAGCTCATAATCAAGCGGGCGCCGACGACGCGCTAGCGGCAGTGGAAACATCCGCCGATTGGACTCCCTTTTCTCCGGGCCCGGGCCAAACCGGAAAAAGCCTCAACGAAGAGCCGGCTCCAAAAATTGTAAAAAAAATCCAAGACTGGGGGGGAACAAAGTCATATTCAAAAAACAAAAAAAAGATAGGCCCGTCACCGTCTGCCGTTTACGATAAAAAAGAAATATACGTTGAAAGAAAAATAGACTATCCTAGCCCAGGCCTTAAAAAAACAGCCATAATACCATATGCAGGTCTACCAGCAAACAATTCCAAAATTAAAATTGTTGAAAAAACAGCAGACACTACAGAAATGTACAGAAAAAACGGCAAAGCTTATTGTTTACCAGCGGAGGAAGTTGCTTTTCAGCGTACAAATACAAAAATGATTATTATAGGCGAGACCGGTAATTTTCATTCTGCAGCATATAACAAGGTTAAAAAATCTCCCCTAATGCATTTTGGAATAGCAATGAATTCAAATGAAGAAAGTGGAGACCTCACTATGATTGAGTCTGAACAGGGGTGTACGATACGTGTAAATATACCATATGGCTTAACAATAGGCAATAGAAAAGGAACTATATCAAATAGCTGCGTGGGATGTATGATTTCTTCGCCTTTTGATGGGAGTGGCACCAATTTTTTCAACTCGACACACTATCCCGTAATTAGAAATAAATTATTTCAATGGATGGCAAGTAAAAAAATTCCAGGTGGCCAAGAGGCTTTTGTATTGGGCCCATGGGGCACGCCCGGGCTAAGAACGGGCCCTCTTGCAAACCAAAAAGCAGATTTTTCAGATTTAGATTCTGCAGCATTTGCTAGCGGATTTTTATCTTGGACAAAAACTGGCCACTATATACTGCCAACTATGATACAGGCTTTTACTTTGTACGAACTAATTAATAGTCTGATTAATAATCCACCAGAATCATATTATTCATGGGGTTTTACAAAGCCTCAAAGAAATAATCATCAAATATCGTGGTCATTTCCCGCCGTTGGGGGCGGTGATCCGACTTATAGATATAGTAATTTTGTATCTAAGACTCCACAAGGTGAAATAAAAGTTAGTTCTGGGTTCCCATGGGGCAGAGTTGGAGAATATGGGTATAGAAGACGCTCTCAATATCATAAATGGTGGGAAAATCAATTGTCGCCGAAAAAAAATATTTCTGGCATAGTTTCAGATTCCAGATGGGAAAATCGTAGTGGCGGCGTGTTTCTAGAATATTATTTATTGGCTCGCTCTTTGGATTCTGGCCACAAAGAGGCTTGGTATATTGCTTTGGCAGCTGCCTCTGAGACATTTCCTAAAAGATTTGGAGGGGTTGGGTTAGGCCCATCTACTCTGCCAATCAATGCGGAAAGAAATAGATTATTAGCAAAAGGGCAGCAAATGTGGGCCAAAGCAACGAGATATGTGCGACAATAAATTAATTAAAAAGTGGAGAAAATTATATGGCTGATGATAAAAAACCCGCACTCAATACGACCGAGACCAACCCAAGAAAGAGGGTAATTTCTGATAGGATTGCTGAAACTTCAATATCCCAAAAATCCGGCGCTGGATGCCAACATATTCCAAAATACCCTAAACCTACTTTTAATAAAATGCCATGCGAAAAAGTAATACAAAATAAATATAATGCTTGGATTGTTTTAGGAAGGGACCGCCCATCCGGAAGATATTCTGGTTTTGGTGGAAAGGGAGATACCGATTGTGCCTCGATTGATATTGTTGTTGGGAGGCCTACGGTCATGAGAAAGAACAACAAGCCATCAAAAGTTAATCCAACTTTCACTCCAATCGCCAACACAGATGAAAAAGAAGTTAAATTTGCATCCGATGCAGCAAGAATTTATATATCTGAAAAAACCCATCTTGCTGATGCTTTTGGATTGGGTGCATACCCCGCAGAAGGAACGAAAAGATGGCAATTCCCCAAACCCGCACAACCGCGCTCTGGCATAGGAATAAAGGCGGACCACGTTGCTATTATGGGGCAAGAAGGGATAAGACTCGTCACTAAACCGGACAGATATAATTCTATGGGAGGCCCAATAGATACAGTGCCTGGAATTGATTTTATTGCAGGTGGTGGATATTTAGGAACAGAAAGCCTAGAGCCGTTAGTGAAGGGCGACAGATTGGTCGAATGTATAAAAGATATATTTAAGCATCTTGAAATATTGGAAGGTGATCTTTTGGGCGTAATAGTTGCGCAAATGAAAATGAACTCTGCTTTAGCGATGCATACGCACCCGTCTCCTTTCTTTGGGTCGCCCACTGGGCCGTCCATCGATGCTGCCACAATGGGATTGAATACAAATTTTCGGCTAGGCACCGTTTCGGCAAAATCTGGCATTAGCCAGACTGCAAGTATAAAAGGAAAAACAATGCTCTATACGGACCCTATGGGCGGCCGGTACATTAACAGCAGACACGTACATACAACTTAAAAGGAAATAGAAACTTATCATGGCTGAAAAATGGGAAAGAAAATGGGGCAACAACCAGGATGTATATAATGTAGATTCTGGCGTTAACTTTATTCATGATTTTGCAAAAATAGTACTAGAGCGTAACATTAAGTGGCGTAAATATGAAAAATCTATCTATATGCCCAAATGGTCTGATGTAGAAGATGAGCAAAAAAATGTAAGCCCTACCGGCCGCATTAAAGAAATAGAAAATACTGAATGGTCTTATTTTATTGTCGACTGGTTTAATTACGCGAATGCGACACAAAAAGATCCAGCATCTTGGAACGCCACAGGTAGCACACTAAAAGATACTCCAATAAGAGAGCATTTTGATAAATTTGTTCGTGAATCTTTAAAGCACATTTTTAAACTTGCAGGTAGAAAATCAGATGACAGCACGATACAATCCTTTATAAAAAGGCACTTTAGCGACGACTCCGGGTTAATTGGAAGCAGCCAAGAGCATGTTATACAATTTGGCGATTACACCGTTGAGGCACGCGGAAATAATGAAGTGTCCAATGCAGTTAGTCCGGGTTTGCGGTTTCTTGTAGGGATTAAAACAAAAGCTTTAAAACGATTGCCACACGATAGGCATATTTTTGGCGGCTCCCCAGGCTATGCTAGATATTTTGAAATAGACCCGAAACGCTCTCTTAAAATTAAAATTGGAGATATTGATAGCCATTTTGATGAAATGGCACGCCTCTTAGAGTTCTACCAAACCGTGGAGTTGCTGGCGGCCTCCCCAGAGGGTGGCCTTTATATCCCAAAAACTAGATTAATGAAAACAGGAGCCACGCAGAATGTGGAAATAGGCAGCCTCACTACAGAGCAGAAAAAGAAACATGCTGTACAGGTTGATTTAGGTGCCATGGCAGATGATGTCCGAGCGTTTGGTCAAGCCCTAAAAGAGTTGGCTGACAAGTCATCAAGAACACCTATTACATATTTTATGCCAAAGCGCGCCCAAGATGCTAAAGATGAAGATATAGACATAGCAACTGTTATGAAAAGCGATAAGTGGAAAGACGATCCATCGTATTATGATGATAAAGATATTACCACAGAGGAATCCGATGCAGACTTTGCAAGCTTGAAACCAGATCAGATTGCCAGGACGGCTGATAACAGATTTGGTAAAGATGGTAATATTCTAGAAGTGTATTTCACCAAAGGTGAGAAAACAGTTGTAAAATGGGTCGATGGCTATCCCGTAAAATATGTACCGCCAGAAGGCACACGAGTGCTTATGGTAACTGAATATGTTCCGGAAAAGGAATTTAGCAGTGAAGATGTTAGTTGGGATGACCTTGATCAAGCGGGCGCCCTGGCTGTCGGCCGCCTAGGGAAGATTCGGGGTAGCGATACCAATGAGAAAGGTGGCAAGCGCATATTGCTAACACACTTAAGCGACTTTAGAAATGACGAAGCAGTCCAATCAGAAATGGTTGTTAATTTTTTATACAAAATACATCACTATTCTAATGTTTGTAAAGGCCCGACAGACAACCAAGAAGCATTTGCAAACTTCCTCAAAACAGGCGATAGAAAAAAATTATTGGAAACAGTTTCTTTTCAAAAGTTTGTAGAAGAATATATCTATAATTATCAATATGAATACCTCAAAGAACCCAAACCGCAGGCAGTACTTAATAGGTACAAAAACGCTGAACAGGCGCGCCTTGATACGAACCCATCAACCAATGAAGACGATGAAAAAGAAGACTTTTCTCTATTAGCTGATCAATCTTGGTCAAATAAGTATGAAAAATATTATTCTGCAGAGGCTTTTACAAATTCTGCTGATTCTATAATGATGGATATTGTTGGCGGCCCTACTCCACCGCGGGTTCGTTTGGGCGGCATGCCACATCCTATAAGCGGCATCTACAAACAAGTCTTAAATAATGCTGATGTAAAAACTTTAGCTATAAAAATGATAAGATGCCTATCACCAGACCGCTGGTTGGAGCTTTTATGCCGCTATATTTTTGAAAATATGGGGATTGACGGCCTTTTAGAATCCTTAAGGAAGAGTGGCCTATTAGAATCATTAATGCAGGCGAACAAAGATTTTGGAAAAGTAGTAAATCAAGTACAACAATCAAAAGCAGTTCAGCAAACTGAATATGTCAAACTAGAACATGAAAAAGAACAATATAATCAAGAAATTTTACGATTAGTTGAGCTAAGAACTAAGGTTCAGAAGGAAATCCCCACAGACTCAGCTCCCACACCAAAACAACAAGAAAGAATAGACAACATTAACAACGAGATAAATGATTACGAGGGTAGGAGGCAACTAGTCGAATTAGATGAATATTCTGCAAAATACAACGCTTCTGCAGGCTCTTATTTGCCGATAAGTCACGAACAAGCAGAAGAGGCAAAAAGAGCTAGTAGGGAAACTGCTAGAATTATAAGTAATTTGAGTGATCCAAACCTTAAAGATAAGATTTGTAAAAATATTCTTAAATATGCAATAGATTTTGCTGAAATGATATATAATTCATCTCAATCACAAAAAGGCACAAAAGATTCCATAGAAAAAATACAAAAAGAAGGCGAGAAAGGAAAAGGCCAACCAAACAGATTTCAACAACCGGCATGGCCAGAATTACCATCAGACCCAATCACTCATTATGCAAGAGAGCTGTTAAACAAATTTATTACTTGGCAGATTTCCTCGATTGTAACAGAGACACTCAAGTATCTTTTGAAGGAAATTTGGGAATGGTGTCGAGAACTCCAGGACCCAGAGGACGACAGACCCAGAAGGCCCGGGCAGGCTAATTTTAGAGATCTACTAGAAGATAACCCAGACGAAGCCGCCCAAGCAATGTGTCAAATATTAGATCAATATGGCTTTACACCAGAGGCGTGTGATGTAGAAGATTTTTCAAAACTTCTATCCGATATAGAATTGCTTCTATCTGCAGTGGAAATTTGCGACCTCTTTAAGGGCAAGCCAGATCCAAATGTTGCACAGTATGTAAGAAACTTGCTAGAAGTGAGATATCCTGGTATATTTCAGAAAATATCTAGAGGGGAAAGATATGCGATTGATGCTGCAATTGCAAATTTCTTCAAACAATTTGAAAATCTATTAGAAGACGGATATTGTGAAGACCTAACGGTTTCATTGGCAGAGATAGATCAAAATTTTACTTGCTGCATGCCAATGCCGGCTCAGCAGGATGCGCGCTGTTATTTATTGCAAGATTGGCTAACTGAAGAAGGTTTAAACAATTGTATAGAAGAAGCGGAAGAAGAACAATACAATAGCTTATCTTTCGCTTTAGATTTAGCAGCAGGGAAAAACCCCGTTGATACTCCGCCAATATGGTGCGATGGGGAAAGGGAGGGCATATTACCTCATGATGTTGAGCCGCTAGGGTTTATAAATGAGAATTTATTAGATATGGTTTTTCACCCCATCGAAGCAACGTTCAGGTCAGATTTTCATCTTTTTATGGATAAGTATTTGAAACTAGCAGGAAGCGAAGCAGAAACCTTATTTGCGAATTCTGTAGTACCAACCGATGATAATACACCAGGAGACATTCTTAAAGCCTTGCAGGGCGGCATGTCTAATATGTTGTTGGGTCAACTAAAAGAAGATTTTAATACATTCATACCAGATATTACAGATATCAATGATCAAAAATATGCTGCAACTCTTTATAATATACAAAAGGCGACCGATAATGAAGAGTTAATGAAGATCGTCGACGTACCAGACAAAATAATGTGGAAACCGAACCAGGGCACGATTTTCGAAGGAAATGAGATTTTTTCCGACAATACATATGAAATAAAAATAGATAATCCACTCGGTGCAGAAGGTCGTATTATATATCAACTATCACCTAATAGTGCAGATAAATATACAATCACTATAACATGGAAGGATAAAGATGGCGATGATTTCTTTTACTCTTACCTTGTCGACGCCGGTAAAATAAATTGGTCAGCTAAACCTGCAAAACTTTTGGGATCCGAAGACCCCACACTTGGCGATAACCCAAACGTCGACCTCGTATCGCTCGACCCCACTTTGTTGAAACCTTCGCTTTCATTACCAGGCGACGTCGACACAAATTCAAATGATTCCAATGGCAATGTTATGTATTCAAAAATGTCCGATACATTTGTAGACTTTTTTATTGGCAAGTTAAGTCCGTTTCCGCATAAATATCCAGACCCATGGTCGGGGATGGATATCAGCAATACAAAAACCCCAGAAGAAAAAATAAGAGAACTCTTCAACAATATGACGATTTCAGTCATGGAGAGGTTTGCCTTTGCAGCATCCCAGTCAAAGTTTTTTGATATTACTCCAACTAGATTTAGGTCGATATTTTCTTCTATGGTACCACAACAGGTTTTCCCCGTCGGAGAAACTTGCCATCCAGAAAATGATGCAAGTTTAATTCGCGTTAAAGCCTTTAAACAATATGCAAAGTCGCGGAGTAAGGATATTGATTGTGCTGTACAGAGGCGCTGGCCAGGTGCGCTTAAACAATATGATAAAATGGGACAAGATGCACCATCTTTATCTGTAGCTACGGCCGAGGCAATAGTTTTAACTTTGCTAAGATTATACAGCGTTGAGGCGGTAATGAAAACTCTTCCAATGATGTTTACAGTTGGTTATGATGGCATTATAGGAGACGAAGTAGTCGAATTTTTAGTAGAATTAGTATTGGAAGATTTGAAAAGCGTAGATGAAGTCGCGACACCCACAATAAATTCTAAAATACACGATAAAAACCCTGCTATAGTAGAAATCGAGCCATATACTAGCGAAAGGCTTGGGAAAACTTCTATCGAAGAACCACCACAACCAGCCGCATCACCTAGACGATATGCTGTTCCAATATCAAAAACGTATGATCCGAAAACTTGGCGTACGAGAACGAAAAAAGTTATTACTATACCAGGACATATAGCTCGATATCCAGGAGATGGTAAGTTTCCCAGGATACCCTCGACCGCAATAGTGAACCATGTCTATAAGAGTGGGCCCGAGTTGGTTGAAAATGAAGACGGAAGGCTTTCTTGCCCGCCCGGCGTTTCTTCTTGTATTACAAATATGACAGTATTAAGCCCCCCACAAATTGAATTTGCAGTGGAGCCTTTTGTTCCTAAATATCAAAAGCACGTGCTTAGATATGCAAACCAAATAATGAAAAATAGAACAAAAAAGATAGAACTTGACGGTGGCCAATTATTCAGCGAAGGGAAGCCGTACCCATCAAGTAATTTTGAAGATCTTTATGGCTTAAATGGAATTCGATTCTTAATGCGAGAACAATTATTGGATACCGTAAAATACTTTAAAGATAAGGTAAACAATGCAGTACCCAATGCTTATGTTGAGGATATCAAGAGAATGTGGCTAAGAATGCTTGAATTTGATGGCATATCTGTACCGACAAATTGGAAAAGGGTATCTGATAGTAACTTATTGGTAGATGCATTTCCTCGTGCCTCAAATTTATCCGACGCGCTCTCGCGGTACGACGGCGCCGGAAGATTTTTTGAGTTTAAGACAAAAACAATGCACGACCAAACATTTAATATTTTTGCTCCCACGGATTTTTATGATCAAGTGAAAGGCGGCGGCTTTGTATTACAGCCATATATACGCGCTTCAATGCATACTGCCGGCGAAACCGGAACTGATTTTATTAATTTAACAGAAGAAGAAAGAGAAAAAATTAGATCTCTACTGATAGAAAAAAGAGTGAGACACTACCTTGATAATCCAAAATTATTGGACCCCGATTATCAATTGCCAAAAAATTATGATATTAGCAAACATGCTGCCCCGATGGATTTTATTGGAGGCCAGTTTCCCGCGTGGACAACTACTGGTATAAATAGACATGCATATCTCTATCCCGGTGGTGAAGCCTGGAAAAATTGGTTTGGAAGAACTGATGATCAGGACCACGCCGGCGAAATCTGGGGAAACCGGTCCTGCCTCGGTTTCACAGAAAATACCCCAGTTCCCGCCGCGCCGGGCATGCCAATTAGTAATTTGGGATTAAATAGAGAGAAATGGACGGATTCTCTTGGAAATCGTGCGGAAAGAATTTTAATTGGATTTTTATGGAATGACCCATGGGTCCAGAGTATGTGGACCCCAGACGGCAATAAAGTAGAAGGTATAGACTTTCAAGAAGATTGTTGGATGCCAGGCGGAGCAGGCTGGTGTACGCCTAAAGCTAAAATAGAATGGTCTTCCAAATATTGGTGGTTCAGAAAGCATAAGTGTGCATTATTAGGTATGCAAATAGGTTATCGTAAAAATATTATGGCTATAGTGGATAAGCTTCAAAAAGTAGTCTATGCCGATGTAGAAAAAACATTAACTGCTCTTGAAGAATTCACTTTTAATATTGAAAAAGCATTTCATGGAGATATAAACTTGTTGGATCCCCCGGGCTCGACCTTCGGAGAGGGCATTTATTTTAACCTGCAAGAGTGGAATGATCTATTTGGCACTGACGCTTTTTCAATTTGGTTAACACTCAAAAAAGAGTCAAAGACTTCCTATCAAAAGTATTTTAATGGGTGGTCGTATGGCCTTCGATTGGCCTATATTTTACCAGAAACACCAGGGAAAGAATTTTCAGATCAAATAGATGGACAATCTATAATGGGGGCGTTCAGTCATAACACCGATTTTCAGACCCTAGGTTGGAATGCTAATCAAGTTAAAAAAACCAAAAAGGCATTTCGTGGTGTTGAATATGTGTATCCCCCCACCACCGCCGCGGCCGTCGAAGGGGATTCTGCTTGGTATCAAGTAGCCGAGTGGGGCACGGACGACTCAATTGAGGAACAACTTTTTGATAAGGTCTCAACAACTAATGACGAGACCGGCGAAGTAAATATTTCGTATTTCTTAAAAAACGACATTAACATATTGACAGGCGCAAAAACACATGCATACTATGAGGTTCCCTTCGCAGAAGTTGAAACACCGGTCGCCGGCGGCCTAGACGTAGAATTAGATTATTTTATAACTATTAACGCTTGGGAAGATTTTCCGTACCAAGAGTTATTTGAGAAAATGATATCAAACAATGATTTTAATATCCTATTCAATAAAATTAATAATGAAACACCCGGACTTATTAGTTTAAATAACATATCAACAATGATGACATTTTATACACTTATGAGCACAGATAAGATGCCACAATTTAAAGAGGTCTTTTTAAATACCAAGCGCCTACTGCGAGAAAATTTTTATACAGTTTTAAACGCCCAAAGATATGAGGATAATCCAAAAGTTTCTTCATCTGAATCTGCCGCCTTGGGCATGCCTAATTTTTTCGGACCAGTGATGGCAACGGCCGCAATGTTCGCAGCTGCAACTCCAGTATCAATTCTTAAGGGTCTTGTTACTTTAATTGATCCCAATTGGAAAAAATATCCATGGACGCCGGCCGGCTGGGTTGCATATTTTTTGAATAAAACAGATAAAAACCCTTGGTTTGGAGATCTCGAAGACGAAACACTGGTCTGCCCTGAAAAGACACCAGAACCAGATGAAAATATTAAAATGTTAAGAAAAATAATGACAAAAGGTGGCGTTTCACAAAAAACGCAAGATGCGTTTTTTAAATATTTTGCAGATGACGAATCGTTTTCCATTACAAGCGCTTTTTATACGGCCATTGAGACTTATGGCGACACGTTTGAGTTGCAAAATAAATTATCTCCCATATTTGAACTTTTAGACGAGTACATATTGGCGTATGAAGACATGGTTAGCTCAAATGAAGAGTTAAAAGTGTCACTTCGCTCCTTAGTCCACACCGCGGTCAACAATCTTGAATATGGCGGTAGTGATGAAACTAGTGATTGGCCGCTGAATCCAACCACTCTTCTATGGGAGCCAAAAAATGGAGATACAATATTAAAGATGCCATTCGGAGCTTTAGCCTCAGAGTGGGTCAATACCAATGAAGAAGTAGATAAAATAACTGTACCATATAGAGTGCAAAAAATAGTACTCAAAGAAATCATCAGAGCCTATGAATTTAAGCATGACGAATATTTCAAACCTTTCTTGGGAGAGTCCCCACCAGGGCCATCTGCTATGGATTATGTAAACTCTAAAAAGATGGGACCAGGAGATACTGCTGCAGAACATTTTCCTTCTAATACTGAGACCATCGGCGAGCTTCCATTTGCTAAGTTGAGAGACGATATAAATGAATATCTATTAGCTGATCCGGTTGTAAAGAAGGCCACATTAACAGTCGCCGAGCGGTATAACGGGAAAACGTTAGCCGACTACAAAACGGAAGATGATTTGCCATCAGTAATAAGGCTCAAAACAAAAGAGGGTTACCATCACACCGGACCCAACGGCAACCTCCCTGTATATTTGCGCCCGAAAGCCGGCTTTAAACCCTGTACCAAAGACGGCGGTTGTTATAACGTACTTGTAGGTGATGAAGTTAGGATCGCATGGCTCGGCGCCTTCGACGACCCCTCGTCGTATGAGGTTTCTTGGGCCCGAGTTCCTTATTATGATTATCTTTATTGGGACGGCGAAACAACATATCCCGGACTTATAATTCAGGCGATGACTGTGTGGAATAATCTTAAATCAAGGATTCAAAATATTCCGCCATGTGAAGATCTTGCTGACATTGTTGAGAATTATGGAATTTGCACAGCTAAATTCAAACTTGAAACGGCAATGCAGTTTTTTGATCAAGTTGCTGGCAAGATTAATTCTACCATACAAGATCCGGAAGGCCTTGGATTCGGAGAACTGGATTTTTCTGAAGAAAAGCCAATTCCTTTCTGGGACGCATCCGGAGAAGAATTCGCAGAAGCAATGATGTCTCATATTGATTCTTATTTCGATGAATTAATATCTACTAAGCAAGCATCATTTTATAATGCAGACTACGATCCACTGATTGGAGAAGGCGAAGGTGGCGAATGGTTCGCATAACAGTCTACACGACAAGGAGGTAAATACATGCCAGGATTAGCACCTAAACTGCCATTATCAATTGATAATATTGATGGCCATGCGTTAATAAAATCTTATAGTGAACTTGTGACGCAAAATTTAAAAAATTTAATTCTTACTGCACCCGGAGAAAGAGTGATGGATCCAACTTTTGGAGTTGGAATTAGAAATTATTTATTTGAACACAATATCTCGGAAATACACCAGCAAATTACAGCACACATTACAAGACAAGTTTCTAAATATATGCCCTTTTTAGAAGTTAGTGCGGTTGTATTATCACCAAAAGAAGATGTTCCTGATAATGAACTTAATTCTATAGAAGTGAGAATAAAGTATTTTATTAAACCATTAAATGTAACTGATATTTTGAATATAACAGTTAATCAAACTAATTAAATTTAGGAAAAGGAATTGATTACATGGCTATAAAAGAGAATGTACCAATTAAATACACTAGTAGGGATTTTGCGAGTATTAAAAGTGATTTAATTGAATATACAAAAAAATATTACCCAAATACGTTTAAAGACTTCAACGAGGCATCTTTTGGCTCGCTGATGTTAGATACTGTGGCTTATGTTGGCGATATTCTTTCTTTCTATCTGGACTATCAAGCGAATGAATCTTTTTTAGACACATCCATAGAGATCGATAATGTAATAAGACATGGTAGAGAGTTGGGCTATAAACATGAGCGCTTTTCAACTGCTACTGGTGTTTTATCGTTTTACATTCTCGCTCCTGCGAATTCTAATGGAATCGGAGTTGATTTAGATTATGCCCCTCTATTGAAAAAGGGCAGCACTTTCAATGGTACAAACGGCAATATATACATATTAAACGAAAATATTGATTTTTCCGGAGAAGCAAATGAAGTAATTGCAGCAAAATTTGATGATTCCACTTCTGCGGTGACGCAATATGCTATAAAAGCGCAGGGGCAAGTTATTGCTGGAGAAATTGCAATAGATTTTATTGATATTGGAGAGTATTCTTCATTCTATAGAACAGAATTGGCCGGCGGCGATAAAGTTTTAGAAATATTATCCGTAACGGATAGCGACGGGCATGAATGGTTTGAAGTCGACTTTTTATCTCAAGACGTGGTGATAGTTCCAATTCCAAATAAAAATGCTGACAAAACCACAACACCTTCGATAATGAAACTCCTTTCCGTACCGCGCAGATTTGTTGTCGAGAAAGAAGGAGGTAGAACATTTTTACAATTTGGCTACGGCTCCGAAAATGAAGTCTCTTCTGAGAATGCCAGTCTCAAGGATCCAAGCGAATTGGCTTTAAAAATTCACGGAAGAAATCATATCACAGACGAAGCTTTTGATCCAACAAATCTATTATCATCAGACAAGTTTGGAATAAGCCCATCGAATACCACTTTACAAGTCACATACAGAGTTGCTTCGACGGAAGACTCGAATGCAACCACCAATACAGTAACTGTTGTTGGCTCTCCAGTTTTTGAGTTTCCTTCAGTTTTAGAAGGTGTAGCATTAAATGCTAACACAATTCAAAATGTTGTTGGCTCACTGGAGGTCAATAATGAATCGCCGATTACAGGTGATGTTTCTTTTCCAACCTTAGAAGAAATTAAACATAGAATTCGTTCTACGTTCCCTACGCAAAATAGAGCAGTGACGCTAGAAGATTATCAAAATATAATCTACAGAATGCCCCCCGGCTTTGGGGCGGTTGCAAAGTGCCATATCATACCGGACGTAGATTCGTTTAAGCGTAATTTAAATGTTTATGCTTTAACTGAGAACGCTAACGGGCACTTGACGATACCAAATAGTACGTTAAAATCAAATATTAAAACTTGGTTAAATCAATACAAAATGATTAACGACACGATTGATATTTTAGATGGACATGTTGTTAATATTGGAATCGAGTTCGAAATTGTAAGCGTAGTGGAAAGTAATAAATTTGAAATTTTAAGTTTGGCCACCACTAAATTAAAAGAATTCTATTTTGATAAAATATTTTCAATGGGAGAGAATCTTTACATAACCGATGTTTATAAAGTTTTAAATAGAATCCGCGGAGTCGCCGATACAACAAATGTTAAAATCGTGAAAAGATCTGGCCCAGAATATTCTCAAATTCATTATGATATAGATTATTTTCTATCACCAGATGGTAGATATGTTGCAATGCCAGAAAATGGAATTTTTGAAATTAAATTTCCAAATGTGGACATCAAAGGAACAATTAAATAATGGCGATTAAGAGATATGTTGCGAATGCAGATACAACAATAACCAACGCTTTTGAAGCCAATCTTACAACCCGCGGTACTGGCTCGAATATGGGCGCTTCTGATAGTCTAGAGGTATTTTCAATTTATGGTCAAGCAGTTAGCGGCTCTGACGCCGCAAAAACTTCCGAATTATCAAGAATATTAATCAACTTCCCTGCAGCAGATATTGCAACAGATAGAACAAACAGCGACATACCAGCTTCCGGAAGTGTTAGCTTTTATTTAAGAATGTTTAACGCGGAGCATGCCACCACAGTTCCTAAAAATTATACTTTGGTCGCTTCAGCCGTAACAGCCGACTGGGAAGAAGGCGACGGCTTAGATATGGAAACATACACAGACTTGACAAAAGGTGTTACTGGTTCAGATTGGATGAATACAAAGCCCGGCACAGCTTGGGCACGCCCAGGTGGCGACTATGATTTAAATTTTGCAAGCTCTTCTTTTAAGCAAAATTTTGATAATGGCACAGAAGATATAGAGATGGACATCACACCATTAGTTGAACAATGGGTTAATTCAGCCGGCAATGTCTTTGGGGACAAATCAAGTGCACGATATGGTATAGGTGTATTTTTAACAAGCAGCCAGGAGGCAATATATACAGGATCAGAAGAAAATGTAGGCATTTTACACAACCCAACGGGCTCAACAATTTCATATTACACAAAGAAATTTTTTGCCAGAGGCACTGAATATTTTTTCAAGAGGCCAGTAATAGAAGCAAGATGGGATTCATCTAAAAAAGACAATAGAGGGAATTTTTATCTAAGTTCGTCTCTCGCCTCTCCTTCTGATAATCTAATGAAGTTGTATTTTTATAATTATGTAAAAGGGCAATTAAAAAACATCCCAGTGGTTGAAACTGGGACCATACTTGTTAGTTTATATTCCGGCTCTTCTGCGAACACACACCCGACAGCATCCGGAAAACTAGAACTTTCAGCCGGCGGCGGAACTGTTACAGCCGCAGATCAGAACACTACAGCCTCTTATGTTGAAACTGGCATATATTCAGCTTCATTTACACTCACTGGATCATCAACATTAACAAAAATATTTGATGTTTGGCACACTGGCGGCGCCGCCACTCACACTCAATATCGCACCGGCAGCGGAATTAATGTAAAAAGTTTAAATGCTGCAGGGTACGATCCAAATCCAAATTATGTTGTTTCTATGCCAAACCTTAGACAGAAATATTCTACTTCCGAAACGGCTCGCCTCAGAGTTTCTGCTCGAAAAAAAGATTGGAGCCCAACTATTTATACTAAGGCATCAAATACTGTACAATTCAGCACTGTTGAAGATGCCTATTATAAGATTTATAGGGTAAGAGATGATCATACGGCAATTGATTTTGGCACTGGTAGTTTAAATCATACACGGCTTTCTTACGATACAAGTGGAAGTTATTTTAATTTAAACATGTCATTGCTAGAAAAAGGCTATATGTATGGAATTAAATATGTTTTTTATGAAAATGGAAAATATACCGAACAAGCAGATACATTTAAATTTAGAGTCGAATAAACATGAGCATTAAGAAGATCTTTAGCAAAGATAACGAATTAAAAACAATTCTAACATCTACAGACGTGGAGACTGCTGGAAAGGAAGTGGAGTCTGCAGGGTATATTGAATCTTTTATAGAAGAAAAAGATAGATTTGTACCACATGTAGACTTTACAAGTGCATCAAATTTTGCAAAATTTGGCTTAGCAGAGCAATACTACGAAGATGCCATCAAAAGAGTTTATAAAACTTACCCATATGACGGCTCTCGAAAAGAAAAATTAGATTGGCACAATAGTTCTTCTTATTTCGAAAATTATATTTTTGAGAATAGATATCCCAGAACAACTGGATATATTACATTTGCAGCAGACGGCTGGGGCTTAGTGGCAAATGAATCGACCCACTATACAAGCAGTTCTTTGGGAGAATACATTCTCTTTAAGGGCGGCCCGCATGTTAGTAAAAGAGAGAAAGGCAAGGAAATCACTAACGCCTCTGGGGATTACAAAAGTGGCTATTCAAATTTACTTGATCTTTCAAAAAATAGAGAATCAAATCTAAAAATCGACGGCGCAGATGGAAATACTGTAGAATTTTGGATGAGAAAGGATGCTTTCTCTGGCTCGCGAGCCAGGGAAGTAATATTCGATACATATACGGCCAATGCAGCTTATACTGCAGATGGTTACGGCCGCATGACAATTGAATTAACTGGTGGATATCCAAGCGCAGATTCAAGCACTTTCTCTCCACTTCTTTTAACTTATATGTCCGGAAATGTAGGCTTTGCGACTGCATCTCTCGGCTCTGGATCGGTCACAACAAGCACCATGGCGGACGGGAATTGGCATCATTATGCAATCTCTGTTGCTAATTCCGGAAGTAATTTGCTAGCAAAATTATATATCGACGGTCAATGCGATAGTACGATTGCCGGCTCCTCCGACAATCTTGCAAAAGGCGCTTCTACTGCAACTATAGATTATGTCAGCGGTGCAATGGTTGCAACAGTTGGAGCACTAGCTAGTGCCCCATCTGCATCCTTTCAAAGTACAGATTTGGGCTGGGGCAAGCTATCGGCTTCTTTGGATGAATTTAGATTCTGGAAAACAAACAGAACAGCGCAAGATATTGGGCGATATTGGATTAGCCAAGTCGGCGGCGGCGCAAATACGGATACTGCAAATACTGATTTAGGAGTCTACTATAAATTTAATGAAGGAATTGTCGGCGCCGCCAGCATTGATAATACCGTATTAGATTATTCTGGCAGAATTAGCAACGGCGCTTGGAATGGTTACACAACTACGTCTAGGAACACTGGATCGGCAATTGTTTCATCGTCTTTTGCTAGTGCCAGTTTTGAATTTTTAGACCCAATTTTATATTCAGAGCACGCAAAAGTCGATTCGCTGCTAACTTCATCGATGTTGATAGGAAAAGAATACGATTACAGGAATAATTCCTCTCTTTATAACTCCTTCCCATCTTGGATTATTGAAGAAGATACAGACGGAACACTCAAAAAATTAACACAAATCATTGCAACATATCTAGACACACTATATTTGCAGATACAAGAGCTGCCGAGAATTAAAAATGTTAATTATTTAAGTGGAACGCAAAAGCCATACCCATTTACAAATAGGCTGTTGGAAGCAAAAGGTTTCATAGCTCCAGATCTCTTCCCAGACGCAGAAATTATTGAATATTTTCTCAATAGAGGCGAGAGCGAACTGTTTGCAGAAAAACTTTATGACATAAAAAATAAAATATATCAAAATATCTATAACAACTTATCTTATATTTATAAATCCAAGGGAACTGAGAAGGCGTTTAGAAATCTAATTCGATGCTATGGCGTTGGCCACGAGCTTTTAAAACTTAATCTTTACGGTGATAATGTTACGTACGCCTTCGAAAATAATTTTAGTTCCTTGTCTGTAAAAAAGAAGGCAGTCGATTTTAGCCACCCTGACAGGAATGAGGCCACCGTTTATCAATTCACAGCTAGTTCGAATGTTAATTCCACTTCATTTATTTCTGGAGCCATTAACGGTGCTTCAGCTAGTGTGCCAATGACAATGGAAGCAGAAGTTATTTTTCCCAAAAAATTCTCTCCGGCTAGCCCTTATTACACACATTTTTCCAATATGACTTCTTCGCTGTTTGGAATACACACAGCAAAACAATCCGGCTCTAGCGATGGCAGTGAGAATTTAACAGATTTATCTTGGTACGACGCAGATCCAAGTAATTTTCAAGTTTATGCAATAAGAAAAACAGACTCTATTGATATTGTTAGCGCCAAAGGCTATAACAGGAAAGATGCCTATTTTATGCTAACGGGCTCCGACACGGGCCTCGACGGCGCTTTAATTCCAGAACTTACAAGTTCTGTATTTTCTAATGTATATGATAACAGCAAGTGGAATTTCGCCGTACGAGTAAAGCCCACAAACTATCCGTTTGCCGGAAATGTACACGGGTCTTTTACGGGCGATACAACATATCATGTAGAATTTTATGGAGTAAACTCACAAGCAGATGTTGTAATAAATGAATTTCTTGTCACTGGGACGATTACAAATGATCAAGGAACGCAATTTATGACAAGCTCCAAAAGAGTATATCTTGGGGCTCATAGAACAGATTTTGTTAGCGGTGTACTACAGCGTTCTGATGTGAAAATTACCTCTGCGCGCTATTGGCAGAGTTATTTAAATGATGAGGTTATCAAAGCTCATGCCCGAGACCCAGAAAATTTTGGAACCCTTCATCCGCGACGAAGCGCTTATCTTTTCGAGGATCTAGGTCTCCCGGTGGAAATACCACAAATAGATACCCTGGCACTAAATTGGGACTTCTCTACAGTGTCTGCATCAAATGCTGGAAATTCAGACAGCGCTGGCTATTATGGTGCGCAGACAAACAGCGCCAGCTTTAACGTCGAAGATTTTTCTTCGGGTTCTACGGCTCTTCCAAGTGCCAATACTTGGAATGGTGCTGTAAGGTTGTCTAGTAGTTACGGCTGGCTTGGAAATATAATTAAAAAAGAACATACTGGTAAGGGAGATTTTTTCTTACCAAATGATACTGGTTCCATTAGCAGAGAATATATACATTCTGCCCGACAGAATTTACCAGAAAACCTTCAAAGCTCTGATACAGTCAAGGTTCTCTCTCGCGATGATGAAGTTTTCACGAGAGATACAAGACCAACCACACATTTCTTTGCCGTCGAAAAGAGCATGCATCAGATTATTTCTCAAGAAATGTTAAATATGTTTGCAACAATTGTTGATTTTAATAATTTAATTGGAGAGCCGGTAAACACATATCGACAAGATTATAAAGATTTAGCAAAATTAAGACAATTTTTCTTTGAAAAAGTGCAAAAAGATCCAGACACCGAAAGATTTTTTGATTATTATAAATGGATTGATGGGGCACTGTCAGAAATGATTGTGCAAATAATGCCAGCTTCGGCAAGACATGCAGATAAAATACGAAATATCATTGAAAGTCATATTTTAGAGAGAAATAAATATTTTGCAAAATTTCCAACTTTAGATAGCCACCGATCTTCTGATGATATTGAAACGGCCGTAGGTGCACAATCATCTGATGGGGGACCAAAAGACTTGCCACCCGTCGCTGTTGGCATGGGACAAGCTCCTCCGGCCACTCAAAACTATTCAGTAATGCCGAACATTGTTCCTGGCACTCAATTGTCAACTAATCTGCCTAAACCCGGCACAACCGAACCCGGGCCACTGTTCAAGCATATATCCCAGGAAAGAAACAAACCAACAAATTCAAATACAGGCGATATTCGCACTGGCGATGACGCCGTTGACGACGCCAGAGAAGCTATTAGGAAAGTTATAAAAGAAGCCCATGGCCGCCATTCCCGCAGCCCAGCAAACTTTACAGTAGACAGAAAAAGCACCATAGAGATTACATCTGGCCACAACGTTCATAGAAACAAAAAGAATTCGGGCCACAAGCCAACAGTTGATTTTTCTTCTAGAGAAGACGACATTACAATTTTATCAACCGATATCGAGCGAGAAGGCGAACTTGCAGGTAAAATAAGAGACTTGGCACAACCCGAAAGAAAAATTAAAATCCCATTTAAGATTACATCGCCATTAATATCAGATAGTTATGGTGACTATATTGTACCATTTAATCTTCGTAAGACCACTGCAGATGGAGGATATATAAAACAAATATCCGGGACCTTCTCTAGTAGTGTCGATGTAACAAATCTTCATTATGATTCCACGAGTCCAACAAACGAGGTGCCATTGCAGAGTCCGTTTACAGAGAAATTTGTTGGAGGGAACCAGCACAGACATACGGATATAAATTTTAACGCCCAGGATACTCCAGCTACCCGGGCAGAAGCCTGGAAAATATCTCTTAGTAGCAATACAATAACCTTTTCCAAGCCGGATTCCGCAGAAAATCCTCGTGCGCAACTTTCACGAGACGAGCATACAAAACGACCTGTAAATATCAGAAACATAAGACAAACAACTGGCTCAAACCTGACTAATATTGGCAACTATACGCATGATTATGAAATTGTACAAACATCCGGTAGGGGAATTAATAATCGCCACTTTACCGAGAATGAGGGCATTAGTGTAGAATGGCTGGCAACACAAAAACCAGATTCATTTGCCTTGCCCATTTATGGCGTCCCAGAATATACAAAAGTGGATCGCGCAGTGTCTGGTACAAACAGCTTTGTTTTTGTTGAGCGATTTAGCGCCCCGGGAGATCCCACAACAATGTGCGAAGGCATGTTGGATATTGAATCTGGAGAAAAAAGCATTTACAATGCTTTACCATGGCGAAACTTATCCGTTCGAATGCCGCTGTATAATTTACTCGCAGACCATACAAATAAAGGTGGATTTTATAGTGATACGGGATTTTCCTCCAGCTACCGCGACGCCATTAACGATGGCATTAAATCTGCCGGCTCGTACCCTGGCCGCAATGGCTCTATAAATTCATCAAATTATCATGGTTCGTCTTCGTTCCATAAAACACATAGGAACACCAAAAGAGTTTTAAAATACACGTCTGCCCAAGATGTATATACATCTTCTGTTCATGATAATTGGTTTATACAACGCCCAATTCCACAAAGCGACATGCAACAACAGTGGATTACCGGCGCCGCCACCAATTCTATAATTGGGTATCAAGAAAAGGATCATGCGAATGCAGGTAAGGCATCGACAGATATTATATTTAAATTACAAAGTGACATTGAAAACGCCAATGGTGTAAAAGTTGATTTTGTTGGGATGAATAATGTAGTTGTTGATTCGATTATTCGCTCTTCAAATACTTTAAGTTCATCGACTAATTCTTATGGCAATACAACTTTAGGCACCGTTAGCGACTCAAGTATGTTAAATGCACTTCTATTGAATCGAAACGGTCCGACACAATACCCCTCATGGAAGCAGCTTAGAACTGGAGATCATCAAATAGCAAGAGACCAGCGTAACAATAACATACTTTCGATTGTAGAGGGAGTGGGGAAAGGGGGGCATACGTTCCTTAACCTTACAGAATCTGTAGTCACCTCTCGCTATTCGCCAATAAAGCACGTTTTAATACCAAAAGGGACTACGCAACCCTTATTGTTTAAACACACATATGCAAATAATTTAGGAACTTTTGCCAATAAAAAGTTTGTTGAAAAGCTGAACACTTACATCCCAGGCGGAGAACAAACATATGATGAGCTTAGAAAATTATACTTAAATAATTCTATGCCAGCATATGCACCGGAATTTATTAGCTTTTCTTATAAAGAGACTATGTGGCCGCGCGAAGAAAATACATTTCTAGATAAAATACGAAGTCGCCAAAAGTTTGATTTCAATTGGAGGGACTCAAGAGCAGAAAGGGCCCAAACAAGCGTGTTAAATTCCGCGGGTAAAACAATTTCAAACCAAAGCATGTGGTCTTTGGACGCAAGATTAGATTTTACAACTGCGGCAAATGCGGTTGGCGAAACCGGCGGTGCCGGCGAGCTTTTAAACAATCATGTAATTTACCATAGTGCCTCTTCTGATCCTCATCTGAGTTTAACCGCTGGCCCACTTTATGCTTACACTCAGTGGGATGAGACTGGGGGGATCGATAATGGTGCAGTGTTCTCAAGCGATGTGCTGTGGGAAGCGGGCACCCAAGCGGGAAAAAATCCATTTTATAACAGCTATAGTGATTATAATGAAGACATCAAACGAGTGGGGAAGGACTATTCAATAATTCCAGAGTTTAGAATCAGCGAGCACGTAGAACACTACATTAAAGAAAAAGAAGGAAATTTTTTCACCCACCGAGACAACATTCTAACATTGACAGGTGCCGCACCTGTTTCTGCTAGCAATGAAGATAATTGGTGGAAAATTTATTCTCATGGTGACTTCTTAAAGAACTTCAAAGTAGTGAAAGATCTTGAAAAAGGCTTTTCCGGCCCGTCAGAAATTAAATTAACATGCAAAGCTTTGATGAAGTTTTTGCCTTATCACGGCTTTTATCCTGCGCAAAGAACAGTTCAATTATTTCAGCTATTTTCTGGCTCATATGCTCATGACATTACTCGGCTTCCACTAGATAAAGATGGAAATCGCTTTAAGCCAGATTTGACTAACGGAAGCCATAATAGAACATTTTTCCAGCCGCTATTCGCTCCTGGAGTATTATTTAATTCTATTAAATCTGGCCTCGCTGTAGACTGGCCAGTGCACTTAAATACATTCCCAACCGGCGCATTTACTGGTTCCACAGCAAATAATACTGTAGATAATTGCACAGCGAACAATAATGCCACGCCATCGATTTCATTTCCTAGGATTGGGACTAATTTTGATTTTAGAGTTCCATTTGAAGCTTTGATCAATCCAAGAGAATATTTAGCAGGCAAACATATCGCGGACTCAAATCCACATCCGTCAGCCTCACTCGGCTCGATAGTACGCTGGGGCGGAGGTAGCACTTCGCCGTTGTATGAAATGGCCATGCATAATTTCTTGGCTGAAAGCGTCGAATTCTTTTTAGATGGCGGAGAGCTAACAAATTTTCAGTCCGCCCTTGATACAGATCAAAATTTCTTTTTCTTCGAAGAAACAAAGCCATACATGATGGATGTTAATATATATAAATCACACAATTATGATACGGCAGTGATGAGTACCGACTATGAATCGGTTCATATACATGCTGCAGATTACCCTGCAAGGATGGAAATGTATGATAATTGGGGCGCATTTGGACCCCTAGTTGACCAATCTTTTGAATTTAGCGGATCTGCTAGTAAGCCCGTGAATGTTATGACCGGAGCAGCAAGAAATCCATTTACACCGCCCTATTGGAGCGGAAAGGCTCGCGTTAGGCTTTCGTTTACGCCATATAACGGCCCGGGCCGCTATACTATACCGGAAATCATAACGCATGCGACAGCCTCGTATGCTCGCTTTATGGGGACAGCCGGCATTCAGGGAGATGGCATCTATCAAGATGCATCAGATCATACAGCTATGAAAACAGCTTCTTATAGTTATGGCGCTTTAAATGGCCTTTTCTATGCCAACCTTAATCAGAGCCCAAATTATGGCGCTGGTCCTTTGGCCACAGATATCCCCGGGGCAGGCCATTCGGCATCTATAGATTATAACAATGCTATGCATATTAGTTCTAGTTTTAATTTATTTCAAATTGTTAATGAATCTGAGGCCGAAATTTCCGACGGCGACGTAAAAAGCACTAAAATAGGAGGCTTTGATCAAGGTTCGCGCTGGGTTATACAAACCAAATGGGAAACTCCATGCTTGAATTTTACTGGCTCCGCCCAGACTTTGCCATTAATAGGCTCCGGGTCCGCCGGAAAAGGAATGTGGCATCAACTTGGCACCATCCCGTCTGGATCATCGGGCATATTTGTAGAAATTACCGAGCCTCAAAATCATCACTTAATGGGCGATCTTTATATAAAAAATGCAAACGACTACATTATCGATATTCCAGCCGATATGAAAAGGACTGGTTCCTTGGCGCAAAAATGTGGATTTATTCAATCCTCGCAAGCCTCATCAACTAGAAAGAAAATTGGCAAACCAACAAAAGACAGCGAAGTCTCTATTAAAGAAGCAATTGTCTTAATACCCTTTACCAATTCACGCAATCCCCGCACGTCCGCGATCACAACCAAATTTTTTAATTTAAACAAAAGCACTGTTAAAAAAGCAATAAAGGCCGTCAATGGAGGGGTGCCGCAGCCAGAGTCTGAGACCTCAGAGTCGATTTATAATATGATTGCTGCAATGACCGAGTATGTTATTCCTCCAAAATTTGATTTTATCACTCAGATGGAAAGAGAACAAAAACGCGAGTTCCCCGGAAAAAGCAAAGTTAAGCCGTTTGCAATGTATTTTTTCGAGTTTGAACACCAGTTAACTCAAAAAGATGTAACTGACATTTGGCAAAACTTGCCACCAGATATTGGAAGATCTTTTAAAGAATCGCAAGTAACGATTTGTCATAAATTTTTAAAAAATGAATTAATGAAAGACATACCGGAGACAGATTTGCATTGGATAGTTTTTAAAGTTAAGAAAAAGGCAAAGCAAAATTATTATGAAAAAACAGCCGACACCCTAGATGATGCACTCTTTAAGTTTGATATAGGCAGCAAAAAGAGCACTACACCAGAATATAGCTATAATTGGCCATATGATTATTGCTCATTGGTTGAATTGGCGAAAATTGATGCAGAGGTCAAGTTTGAAAAACTAGAAAAAGAAGTAGTTACTACTACAACACAAACTGTTGAAACTCCAGAGGCCGGAAAAAGAAGCCTACTACAAGGCGGAGGGGACGAAGAGGGAAAAACAGTAACGACCACAACAACAAAACAAAGGACCGAGGGCGCGTCATCCCCCAGGGGAAAAGAGTAGATAGAAGATGGAATTTTTTAATAAAAGAGAAGATGTAATAGATTTGGAATTAACGCCAGTTGGTGAAATTTTATTATCTCAGGGAAATTTAAAGCCAATGTATTATGCTTTTTTTGATGACGAAATTATATATGAAAGCCAAATGACCCACACAGACAAAGAAGAGCCGCAGAACAATATAAAAGATAGAATCAAAGAGGTGCCAAGGATGAAGCCACAAGTGGTTTTTAGAACGATTGACAAACCAACGCAAACTTGGAGCGGCGAAGGTGCCCTTGAATTGGAAAATATTGATACAGCTGAAGGTGATATATTAGAGATCATGGAAACGATCCAGACAGGGAAAGGTGCACTTTTAACTAACTTATCTTTCGAGCAACAATATTTAACCACTCCCAAAGTACTGGAGCAAGATCCAATCACAAAGAATTTTGCCCTCCCCCTTCCACTAGGAAATTCTAGCTATGATAGCACTACATTGCCGGCTTGGGATGTTAATTTCTTATACGGTTCAGTAAAAAATGCAGCCCAAATATTAACATCATCAGCTCGCCCATACTTAAAAATACCACAAATCGACATAGAGATCGAATATAAATCGTACAAAACAAGCACTTCTTTACCAGAGGGTGCCCTTTCGGATGCTGGGAAGAATAAGCCAAAGAAGCGATATTCGGAATTTACAGAATTGCACGAGGACCCAATGATTGTATCTACAGTTGGACCAGACGATCTTTATTATGATTTTGATGAAGACTTTATAGTTCTTGAGATAGTGGAAGAAAATGCCCCTTATTCAAAAGAAAATTTTGAAATAGAAGTATTTGAGATCGAAGAACAAGACACGGCCACAAACGTTGAAGAAAAAGAAATTTTGATACCAAAATATTTTGTAAAACCACCGACGCATACAAAAAATGACCTTTTAATGAGTTTTGAAGAAAAGCAATTACAAGCTGAGAAGGAATTAGAGCAAGAATTTCCAAATTTGGATAATAATTATGTTGAGTATTTTTTCGAAATTTCAACAGACGGGGAAATTGATAACAAATTAATGTGCGATATTAAGCCAATGACAAAAGACAAGAGCGTGTTTATTTCAGATCAGTATGGCTGTTTTGATTCTGAAGAGAACATACCAATTACAAGCATTTATGGGGCGGAAGAAGAAAATACTTCTATTCCGGATTGTGAATAATGGCTGCCAATATGGACATAGGGCAAACATCCCCGAGGCCCTTTTTTAAGAAAATAGGCATAGAAAAATCGAATGCAACAGTTGATATTGTATTAAAACAATCGTCAAACTTCCGTTGGGCATTTAGAGAAGAGAAGAAAAATCTTACATTAAGCCTAATTCGTGTAACGGACAGGGCGCTGTTCGAAATGTATATGTCACCGCAATTCCGCCAAAAATTGCTAGAAGAATTGTCTAGCCCCAGTTATAGGGCCTCCCGCGAAAATCAATCACCCCAAAGCACGGAGATACGACCGATACAGATATCAGATCTGAAAACCAACGTAAACTCATCATATTTTAATAAAAAAACAAAAACCCAAGATTTTTTATTCACAGAAAAATTTGAAATTATAGAAGATCCTGGTTTTTTAGCATTTATAGCCATTACTTGTTATGGCATGCACCCACACCTTTCTGAAATTTGTGGAGAAATTGTTATTGAAAATGCTAAAATTGTCGACATGGCAAAAGTAAATGTATCCAATTCACAAGGGCTGCTCCTTCCAGGTGCCCAACGTGGCGAAGCCACTCAAAATGAAGTTATCAACACGACGATACAAGACTTTAGAGACGCTGATCTAGTTAAGAACTTAGAAATAAACAGCAATGTTGTGCAACAATCAGTATTCCACCAGGCCGGCCATCGTTCCCACACTGGTATTGATAAAAAACCGAAAAATGCATATTTTTCAGATATAAATTTAGCTTTGGATGTTCGCGGTAATTGTAGATTCCACTTTAGTATGAATTGGGCCGAAGCAATTTTTCACAATAGCCAGTTTCCACGATTTATAGCATCCGAAGTTGCCCCCGGGACCCCGGTTTTAGACCACGAAAGACGCAATTTTCAAAAGGTTTTAAGCCTAAGTAGGATAAGGTCAATAACAATAAAAAGGCGCAGAATACACCATTTAAGTAAAGATAATAATTCTAGTTTAATGAGTACCTTGGTTGACAATGCAAAAATGAAATCTTTTTACAATACCGAAGAAAAAGTTATTGTTTATTCGCAAGATATTGGCAACACCATTGCTCCAAATGATCTGGCAGAAATGCAGTCTTCCAAAACAGAGGAAAAGACTTTAAAATCAATTGGCTCTATCAGAGAGTTTGATGATCTTTTTTTGCAATCGACAAAAACTAGCGGAGGAAAATTAATTCCACCGTTGCAATATAGGCACTTTACTGGTGTTGATCTCTCTATGGCAAAAAATAATGATGGTGAATATCAATATAGTGTTGAAGTTGAGATTGAAGATGGTACAATTAAGTTTTTAAATGAGATAATAGGCCGGCTAAAAAATGAGATTAAAGATGCCGAAAATTATTATAATTATATTGTAATGTCTATTAAATCAAATAATAAATTTAAAGCTGTATCTAATAACTTTGTAAATATACAAGATTTGAATTTGTCCGGCATCGCATTGAACAGTTCAAGACCACATTCTAAAACCGGAGCTAATCCATGGCAACGCTTACCTGCGTTATTAACAGAGATTGTCAACATATTTAAAACATCTAGCTCCGCTACACCATCTCCTAAAGTTCATCAAAACTTATACCTAATGAGTTCCCCACACAACGGAAGCCTCAAGGGCATTAGTCTACTTATTCAGGCAGCACAGAGCACACTTTCTAAGTTGGAAAGCATTTTAAAAACGAACGCGCAAGGCCCGCAGAACAAAGGGAGCGATTCAAGGCCAGAAGCAAGTTCCGGAAATCGACAGCCGGCAAGTACGTTTATCATTAAACATGACTTTCAAGATTCGATAGATATATATGAATATAAAAACGTTGGCTATGAATACATAAGCCAGAATAGACTAAGGGACTCTAAAGGGATACAGAGCATTAATTTAAATAATTATCAAAATAGAACAAGAGAGGAGACTCTAAAATATTTTTCTGACATTTCAGATAATATAATAATGCCAGGAACGCAATACGAAGATTCCACCTCAATGACGGAAATGTCATATTTGACTCCGCGAACCATACGTTTTCCTAGAGATGTTTATGAAATGTATACTTTAAAGAATAATATGATTAAAGCAAATACTGACAACACCATTAAGCCATTGTTAGATATTGTAAATTATAAAAAACTTAAGCACATCCCAGAAGTTGGCATTGCGCTAGAAGAAAATTCAAAATCTATTACTTCAAAGGCCAATGTTGTCGGGGACGGAGACTTGAAAGGGATCAGTACTGCGAACATGCAAAACAAACAAATAGCAAACAAATTATCAGACCTTCTTTCATTTTCAAATTGCACTGTGGAATTATATGATCCGAGTTCAGAGTGCTCAAGTGATTTAATAGATGGAGAAGGTGAATTGGAAAAAAGAGATCTTTTTGGCGCCAAAGTTGCAAATCAAAGCGATTTTGAAGTGGAAGACCCTCTAGAAAACACAAAATCAACGACAAGAGGCGAAATGGCTTTACAGGCGCACATAAATACTATTGCAACGCCGATTGCGTACATGAAATATCTTAATATATTGGGCGAGAATTCTCGACTTAAAGCATATGATACGAATTCCTCCACTTTTAATTATTCGACGATTGGCACAAGGGGTACCCTCCCGAATCAATTAAAAAGCTTAATAGCGGACAGCGCGGGCGACCCGAATGTCAATTTCAACTGGTTTTCAGAGGAGAATACCCTAGAAAAAATTGCATTTTTCATCCTTCATTATAAGACCTTGGCGACAGTTGAAGCGCTAACTGGATTTAAAAATGGAAACCTAAGACAGCCAATTTGGCAAACATTGAATCGCACAACTTTAGGCAACGTAACGGCTTCGAATAAAAGTTTATTGTGCAGGATTATGCCATATTCAAATCAAACTCGATCTGTTTCAGACGCTGGCCCTGTTAATTTAGAGATTGTTAAGCTGCCAATATATAATCAGTATTTTTTGTTAAATATTGGCGTAAATCCGCGCCAAAATATAACTGCCGTTAGGCCGGCCACCATAAAACTTGAGGAGATTTCTGAAACTTTAGAAAACGATTCGTCTCTTAGAATTGATAATGAATATATGTATACCAGTCCTGTTCCATCGAGGCTTTCTGTCAATTTGCCACCTGGCGCAGCAAACAAAAGAACTCGTAAAAGGGCCTCCCGCGGTGGCACCACAACTACCGCCACCGCAGCAGGCTCACGCGGAACAACAACTGGCGGCGGAATGAGCAGTCCATCAGGAGGATATTAATGGCCGATGAAAATTACATAAAAGGCAACCCGATATACGTCAGAAGTGATTGCGTTGAGGGCCCCTCTTCAGAGGTTAGTGATGCATTAAGAGATATTATAGAACATTGGGTGGCCCCCAAAAAAGTTTCTGGAAAAGGTGCGCTACTATTTGCCTCTAGATCGCCGGCGCCGGCCGGGGTGGATGGCAACCCATTCAAACCCGGGTCCCTAGCAGCAGTTGCTAAAAATCCATTGCCCGGACAGTCGCCATGCGGCTTTGTCCCTAGCCAAATTGCAGAAACCTACAGGATGACTTCCATAGAAGGTGAAGATACAACACCGTATGAAAATCAAATAAGAAAGGCCGCCTCGTTTACTCAGTTCCAAACTTGGTATGATATATCCCCCGACCACCATATTTTGCCACACAAACATAGGGCCTATTTAGATGAAAATGGCAACGGCTATACATTCTCTACAGAATTGGACTTTAGTTTTATTGGCCAAGAAAGCTATGGCGAAGGGGAATTTGCAGTAATAACCAGCCCAAAAACATTGGAAGAGTTTCTCGAACAAGAGGATACTGGAGATGTTACCGGCCAAAAAATGCCTCACCAACTATCACACCATATGCATAAAGTTATAAATTATGAAGTACAAGAAGCAATAACTATAGTCCCTCGCGAGTTTGAATTAAATCTTGAAGGTGTACCCACTGGCGAATATATGTATGAGCCACAATCACACAGTCACAATAAAGTTTTATTTGATGCTGGCTTCGATGCTGGCCCCGTCGAAGCCGGAACATCCGGCATCGACAAGTCGACAAGTACAAGCTATGATCATTGCGATATTGGCCTTATAGAAGGCTTGAAACTTCGAATAAATGCAGATGCTCTTGTTGAAGAAGGCGTTGTTGTAGAAAATAATGAACTCTCAATATATCCTGATGTATGGAATTTAATTACAAACGGGGAGCTACTCGACGATGAAGACAAGGAAACGATAAAAGAATATTGGGAAGCTGTTACCCCACGACTACATTCAGCACTTTGGAATAAAACTGATAAATGGCTAAGTGGTATATTTTCCGGAATGCACGAGGACCATACATTTAAATCCTATTATCCAAAACGTGCCAACGTCAACAACGAAGCAACTGGCATTGCGGAATTGGATGTTAAATACAACTATAATCAAGAACGCTATGAAAAAGCCGCAGCAAAAGTAATGGGGACTCATCTTCTTCCAAACTTAAATTTACTTGCTTTTATACAGGAACATCAAACTGTTTTAGGTGACTACGGCGGCAAATTTAATCAAATATTAGAATTGGGCGCCAAACTTTCGTGGGATTCTGATGAAATAACTCCTTTGATTGGTAAGTTTTATTATGAAGATGTAAATTTTGGCTTTTTTAGTCTCAATGGATATTTTAAATCGTGGGCCAAGGCAATCAACACTTTTTCCGCCACGGGAACTACGATCAATTCCCAGTTACAACATTTTAATGAAGCAAAACATTTGCTTTTTGATCACACAGGCGAACCAATAAGAAACAGCTATAACGATAAAAAAAGCTTATTTCCAATGTATACAGAGATGACATTCCAAACTTCTCCACCAAACCCTAGGAATATTTTCATAGATAATTTTAAAGATGATTTCTCAATACGATGGCTAATGGAGAAGATGGTTGATAATGTAAATATTGGTCCAACGCCTTTAATAGATCTAACACATTGGGGCATTGGAACTTTTCCATTGGACCTTTACGATCAAGACGGCCCTTTGCGGTGGCATGACGGAGAATACAAAACATGGGACATGTCAAAATACATTAAATGCCCGGAACTTCTCTGGCATGCACTTGGGCCTAATATACCAGGTGAATTTTCTGAGAACCTAGAACATAAAATAGACAATGCTTTAGTTTTAACGGGCGACCCAAACCTCAACGAACCAGATTTGAATTTTTTAAATACTAAATTGTTTTCTGGTGTTTTTAATAGCACGAACATCCCCGGCGGCCTAGGCCTCGACGATAAATTTGAAAATGCGCATTCCAATTCCGACGAGTTATTTCGGTGCATGTTTAACGTTTATAACGGCGGCACCGCTTATTCTGAGTTAATGTTCTTTAAAGTTGAAAAACTAGATGCAGATAAAAACATTTTACAAGACTATTATATTCCCCAGCCCAAAGAAAGTGATTTGATTAATTTTATAGATACTCAAATAAAATATGGAGACACTTATGAATACAGAGTAAAAGCTTATGTGTTGGTTGCCGGAAACGAATATGAATATTTGGGACACATCAATCACCTATACAAGAATAATGATATTTTGTCCATAGCAGAAGGTAAGCTGGGGGTTGTGGCAGAGACAAATTTTAATAAGGACACTTTTCAATTTACTTGGCACGAAAAAGAAGAAGAAATTATACCCGGCAAAGTCGTGATATCTGGCGCCCCCATAGAATTCGCAGTTTTCAACAGGCCATCGGTTCATTTGGTTGAAGTGCCCTATATCAGTTTTGCAACAATCACTGGGCATGCTACAAAAATTAGCGTTGTTGATGACCCGCCGCTGCCACCGGATGTAGAGATCATACCCTTTAAGGGCGTTAAAGATAAAATGCTCTTTTGGTTAAATCAATCTGTTGGTGAAACCCTAGCCAAACCAATAGCAATATTGCCAGAAGACAAAGAGAAATTTATGAAAGTTGCACAAGGGGATTTTGGCTGGGAAGTTCCATGGCTTACGGTACAGAAGACGCTTCTTCGTTTTAAATCTGATGATTACGTAAAACAATATCAAGTATTTAGAATAGATAAAAAACCCGCTAGCTATGAAGATTTTGCTGTGGGTCTGCGCGAGCCGGAATTGGAGATGAAGCAAGATTCATTTGTTGACAAGCTTGAGCCAAATAAGAAATATTATTATATTTTCAGGGCGGTCGATATCCATGGCAACATTTCAAATCCAACACCAGTATATGAAGTAGAATTAGTATTTAACAGTGGCGCCGTTTACCCCGTTACTAAAATAGTGGATTTCGAATCGCCAGTTTCATCAGTGAAAGAAAAACCAATGAGGCGATTTGTTCATATTGTCCCATCATTCGCGCAGAGCAAAATGAACGTGACAATCCCAGATGAAGGAGAGCCGCAGGTAAGCTTTGGAGATGTTTTTAGCTCAAATAAATCAAACAAGCCGAAGAGGTTTAAAATTCGATTCACGAGCAAATCTACAGGGAGAAAGTTTGATTTAAATTTGAAAATGCTTCACGCAGAAGAACATGACGACCGCTGGCAGGACTATTTAAAGAAAGTTGAGCAAGAGGGAATGTTATCGTTAGAAGAAGAATGGCTTAAGAATTATGAGACATAAAATTTAAAAAATAAGCTTTTATTATAAAAAATACTAATTATTAAGGAGCAAAAGGAGAATAAAATGGCATTTTTAGATAATAGTGGAGATATTATTCTAGACGCAGTATTGACAGATTTGGGAAGACAGCGCATGGCCCGCGGCGATGGCAGCTTTAAAATCACAAAATTTGCGCTAGGAGATGATGAGATTGTTTATAAGTTGTATAGAAACGCAAATCACACGGATGGCGCACATGCTAGCGGCAGTGCTTATTATGATTTAGAAATTCTCCAAACACCCGTTTTAGAAGCATTTACAGATAATATTGTATCTTTAAAGTCAAAGTTGATGACTCATGCAAATACAAATTTATTATATCTCCCTGTTTTGAAATTGAGCGATGGCACAGAGTATAAAAAATCAACCACCCATCAAGCTTTTGATTCTTCGCCAATGCTCAACACATACGCCGTTGCAGTTGATAAGCCAACAGAAGTAGCATTTACTAAAAAGGCAGAAGGAGTCATATGGGGCGCCTCTTATAATAATCAATTCATACGCATCGAACAAGGTTTGAACACTTTAGATATTTCTCCAACAACAACAATGGATATAAATTTAAGGGAAACTCAATATATTATTGAAATGGACGCCAGGCTGGGACACATCGCGGACCCGACTACCGGCGATCCCATCAAAGAAGCATTTATTGACGACGATAATATTGCAAATTATAGAGTTCAACTTGGGAATGGCAATTTTGTAACAGATATTAGCTCCCAGACAGGGGACTATAAATTAAACAATACACCAATCATTTCAGGCCCTCGCGGCACTCGATTGGACTTCTCTATTAAGGCATCGCTTGAATTGCAAAAAAGTAATTTTCTATTTACAAAATTTGGTAGCAGTTTTAGTAGTGGAGACTGGACGGCACTTACCGCTTTAACAACCGAGCAGGAAATCAGCGCGAATGATTTAGATACTCGCTCCGCGTCCGGTGAAGTGCTCTATATCGATACAGTTGTGCGAGTGACCGGAAATACCACGGGCTATAGATTGGATATTCCAGTTAGATTCGTTAAGTGCACAGGGTGCTCAGAAACATAAACAAGAAAGAGGAAATAGAATGGCAACTATATATAAGACATTAACAGATGCTGATAAAAAAACAACCAAAACATTACTCCATGAAGCAATACCGTTAACTGGATCAATTGTTTCTGGAACATATGCCGATGCCGGCACCGAACCGAATATCAAAAACTATTCTCACGGCATGTTTCAGTCGGTTTATGATTATCCCTATTTAAGTTCGTCTTCAAATCAAATTCTTGATATTACATGCGGATACTCAACGGGGTCGCAATTGTCATCTTCTGCTAATACCCAAAATGATAAAAAACTCAACATTTACAATCAAATGGCCCAAGTTTTAATGGGTCACGATTCAAGCGGAAAAATTCGTGAGTTTGATGAAGACGGAGATTTAACCGGCGGCAGGAAAATGAAAGAAGTGTTTTTTATCAATTTTTCAAGACTTCTTACCAAGGACGAAATAAAAAAAGGCTCATTTTCTCTTGAATTAGGTGTAAGCGGATCTGAAAGCTTTTTATATGATGGCTCCGTACATAATACGCGAATTAAATTAACAGATGCTAGCGGTTCTGACGGGTATTTTGTTAACTCTCCCGCAGGCGAATATGGCGTTCTTTTTGCTTCTTCGTCTTATACGACATTGGGTGCAGATGGAATAGGCTACGGAACAGCCCAAGGCTCTGGATCTATGAGAGCGGGATTAATATTTTATCAAGCCGGCGTCGTGGTTTTGAGCGGGTCAATTTTCAACCTTCACGGAAATTCAGGAAGTAGTCATGGAATACTCCACGATCACGTGAATGGCCGCCTGGGCAACACCGAATATGGCCCACCGGTTTTAACGACTGATGCATCTCCGCCAATTATTAGTTCAGATGCGGTGCTCACTGGTAGCACAATACAAACTTTCGCCCATGCTTTGCGTAATAGAATTTATAATTTGTCGTTTAACAACACAACAGAATTAAATTCTGCAATTTATTTCTGCAGAGTAAATCACAATGATTTTAATTATAGCGCGAACCCAACGTATCTATCTGGCAGTAAAATAAGAGTTAAAGAAAATACTCTCGACTCTCCAGTAAGCTATATTACGACCGTTGGACTTTATTCTCCGAATAATGAATTATTGGCTGTGGCAAAGTTATCTGAACCACTTAAGAAAACTCCTGAATCTGAAGTCACAATTCGTGTAAGATTAGATTATTAAAACTAATTATAATGAATGATTCGGGAATAAAAGTATGCCCTATTATAGATTTGAAGAAAACGACCTATTTCGCAGCGTTATAAAAACATATCCATCTTGTGAATTTCTTGTTTATAGTGGAAGTGTTTATTATAACAATGAGATTCCAAGAAGCGGCCAGTATAGTAATTTAATAAATCACGTTTCTGGCGGATTTATAAGCCTATACGAATTAAACGTCGACCGCCAGACAGGCTCTATAATTTATCCGTTCATTAGCAAGGGTGGAAGCTTCTCTTCATTTAAAACATTATCAACCGAAGAATTCAATTCAGATTTTTTATATGGGGATACACTAACTAGCAGTTATCCTTTATCGGCTTCTATTAGTAGAGAGTATTTTTACAAAGGATTGCCACAAAATCTTCAATTTGTCGGCAGCCACCCCGAAGCTGCTGTGTCTAAGAAAATTTTAATAAATCCACAAACCAATGAAAAAGAAACTAAAACTGATGTAATTGAACTTCAGAAAAAGCACATTTTATCGCTTGAAAATACATTAAATTATTATACAAATTTAAGTCCGCATTATACTTTTTCTTCGTCAATAGATCCTGTTACGAAATTGGGAGTTCACCCAATCACAAAAGAAACTGATTTGGATAATCACGCTTGGAACAAGGCCTATCAAGAATTAACGCTCATTAGCATACCTTCTATTTTTTATGGCTCTTCAATTAAAAAAGGTACGGTTAACTTAAAATTTTATATGTCCGGTAGCTTATTGGCAGAGTTGCGAGATGAAAACCGCAACGGCGAATTAATTGAAATTACGTCATCAAATCCAGCCCGGACAACTGGTTCTGTTGCTGGGGTTGTTTTATATAAAGAAGGCTTTGTGATCTTAACTGGGAGTTGGAATTTAACTTCCTCTGCCGGCGCCGCACTGGAAGAATATGTCGAAGGCACCACCTCCAACCCGAAATGGGTCTATTTCGGCACTGGAATGAATGATAGCTCTGGATCACTACTGCATATGACATCAAGTTTTCATATGGCTTTTTCAGGCACAAATTATGTACCAACTATGACAATGCTTGCCCATGCAAAAAGAGGCGAATTAAACCACTCAAACAATCCAACATATATAAAATATGGGCAACAGACAGCTTCCTTTTCTGCAACCGGCTCACAAGGATTCTATAAGGAACCAGATAGTGTTAAAATTAAAAATACAATTAGCAGTTCTTACGGGTGCGATTTCACTGGCAGCTTTAAAAAGCAAACATTTATTAATAAAATAGGCATATACGATGAAAATAAAAACCTTATTGCAATTGCAAAAATGGCCACTCCTGTGAGAAAATTAGAAACAGACGAATACACTTTTAAATTAAAGTTAGACTTATAAAAAAATGATACTAGGATTAGACGTGAGCACTTCAATTACGGGTGCTTCAATTATAGACAAATATGGCGATTTAATATATTGTCAAGCGTGGAGAACTGACAAAAAAGGTTTGTCTTTTTACCAAAAGCTTGATATTATTAAAGAGAATGTGTTATTTATAAGAGCACAATACCCAATTGAAATGGTTTATGTCGAAGAGCCATTGGGAATGTTTGCATCCGGCAGAAGCTCGGCACAAATCATTTCTAAGGTTCAAAGATTTAATGGTGCAACATGTTGGATTTTAAGTCAAGCCTTTAAGTTGGAGCCAAAATATATTAATACTTTTACGGCAAGGAAAAAATGCGGGATTTCAGTTAAAAGAGGGCAGAACTCTAAAGAAATAGTTTTGAAAAACATTCTAGAGAATTACAAAAACTTTAAGGCAGAGTACACTAAAAAAGGAAATCCAGTAAAAGGAACTTATGATCGAGCAGATTCAGTGGTAGTTGCTAAAGCTGGACACTATTTATCTGAAGAAGGGAAGCAACATACTTGCTATAACAAGGACTTAAATAAGTGAAATTAACCAAAGCACATCTAAAACAGCTTATCCAAGAAGAATTGGAAATACACCTTGCTCCTGAAAATTTAGCTGAATTAGACCCGGAAGAGGCCTATGGATTAGGATATCAAGCCAAAGAAGCTTATGACCTAGCCAGAGCAGCAGAAACTGAAAGAAAAAATCTACAAGAAATCATCCAAGAAGAACTCACAAAAATGTTAAATGAAGCCAAGTTTAAAGTAGGGGACAAAGTTAAGCACGATTCCGATGATTTAGGCGTAGGCAAAGTTGTTGCTGTTGAATCAG